TTGTTGCATTGGTATTAATACAAAAGGTTTTTTAACAATCGTAAAAGTATCTGTAACTTCTACTTGTTCAGCAATCAAATCCTCACCTGTGGTGAGTCTATATAATTTAATCATAATATACTCCTAATTATTCAGTTTTGTTTTCTTCTTTACTTGACTTTTTACCAATATTGTATTTTGCCTGTAAGTTCCATTGACCTTTTTCTTTAAAAGCAATTATCTTAATTTGTGATAATGGTGCTTTATTTTCAGCTTCTTCAGGTTTTACAATATTTAATAAACTCCAATCTTGTAATAAAATAGCAATTGTATTTCTTCTTTGTATATCGTTTTCAATTAGTGTAGCTTTTTTACCATCTAAAGCAAATAGTTCTTTAAAATGTACTATGTAATATTTACCTTGTTTGTGTAATATGTGACACGATTGAAATAATGTTTTATCTTTTCGACTGGCAACACCTATTCTGGAAAGTGTTTCCCTAATTTTTAAAAAGTCGTCTGGTTGTTTTAGAGTAACCTCTAACATACTTTCAGGTGACCAATTATAATTTTCTTCACTCATTTAGTTCTCCCACCCTTATCTAATTTTTCTTTTATAAGGTTAATTTGTTCTTTTGTTAGTATGTCTAAAGCAACTCTTGCTTTTGTGTTGCTGTATCCATAATATTCTTTTATCAAATCTAAGTTTTTTGAACGATTTGTAGTTACCCATTTACCACCAAATCGTTTTCGTTTTCTTATACTATTTATGAGAAAATGAAACTGTAGCCTCTTATCCAGATCGTGTCTTTGATTCATTTCATTTGCCATTAAGATTGTATCAACGTGTTGTGAAAGACAACGATTTATAACATAAGGAGGGTATTTTTTCTCCCAAACAAGGTCATCTCCGTCTAATAAGTTGACTTTTGACCAATTTATCGCATTTAAATAATCACTTAATTTATATTCAATCATTGTTTTTTTTTGTTATGTCTGCCCATATACCACTCACCAGGTTCATAGTTCCAACGTTTACCGTGATGACCTCGTATGTCAGCATACCACATTCTTATTTTTACTATTAATGTTTTAAAAAAAGTTCTTTTTGCCATTACTTAAATTTACATTCTGCCATTATTTGTGTTAAACAGGCGACCATATTTATCTCTTGGTCTGCTACAAAAGCTGATTTATACTGATAATCAGCAATCGTTAATACTGCAGCAGGTACTGATTGTGGTTGTAAGTTTTTATAAAGTATATCATAAATGCCACTAAACAATGATGATGGATCTTTATCAAGGTTTTGTATAACCCATTTACGCATATCGCCAAATCTTTTTTCTTTTAACATCTTAATCAATTCTTTATTATTAATTTCTGATAAAGAAACAAGTATACCACTATCAATCTTGCCTCTTACAGAATATCTTTGTAATTCATTAATGGTTCTTCTAAAGTCTGGATAGTGTCTTTGTATAAGTTCAGCCAATACTTTTTTATCAAACTCTATGTTTTCTGATTTAAGTATTTCTCCTAGTCTATCTAAAAAAGCACTTGCTGTTTTTACTTTTTGACCATTTGTAATACGAAAATCAATTACAGTACAACGACTATGTAAAGCGGGTATTATTTTGTTTTTAAAGTTACAAGTAAATATAAATCTACAGTTCTTATAAAACGTTTCAATAAAGTTTCTTAATGCAGGTTGAACACTATCAGCATTCATATAATCTGCCTCATCTATAATAACGACTTTATGATTTGTAGATTCGTCTAACGATACGGTAGACGCAAAGTTTTTGATTGTAGTTCTTAGTGTATCAATGTGACGGCCTTCGTCTGAACCATTGATGATAATGTAATCACATTTTAATTCTTCACATAAAGCACGAGCAACAGTTGTCTTACCTGTGCCTGCTGTACCTGAAAGAAGTAAATTGGGTATTTCTTTTTGATTTAAAAATTTTGAAAATGTATTTTTTAAGTCTTCACTTAAAATGCAATCCTCAATACGCTTTGGCCGATACTTTTCGACCCACAAAAAATCTGACATAATATAATCCTCACTTTATTCATTATTTAGTTTCCATAGTAAATTCTTTTACAATTTCACAATCAACATCATAACCGCCTTTGTTCATTGTCCAACAATCTTCTTCACGGTCATAATCGTGTTCATCAACAAATTGTTGTACCTTATCTGCTAAGTCTTTATCTTCTTCACTAGCATTATGATAGGTAGACCAATCAAAGTATAAACCTTTTTCAAAGGTAGGTAGATTACCAAACTCATTGATTATATCTTCAACAGCAATTTGTCTATTAAGATAATGTGTTGTTTGATGATACTCTCTGGTTTCTACTTTGATGTAACCATCAAGTGGATAGGCTGTTCCGTCTTCAAGTCTAGCGACACCTGCGTTTTTATCTTCCTCTTTGGGTGTCATAGGAATTTTATTATCACCCATATTAAAATACGCTATCTGCTTCTAAAGCAATCCAGTATTGTATGTTAACTTTTTTGTTAATGAAGTGTGCAATTTTTGCTTTTGATAATGCAACATCATAATCACCTGGAATAATTTTCATATTTTCAGTTTTTACATATGCTGTAAATTCAACATCACACTCACCTATATTAATAGATGATTCATTTGAATTATTATTTTTTTTATCTAAAGCAACAAGTTTGATTTTACCTTTTTCACCTTTAAAAGCCAAATCAGGCAAACTTAAATTTGTATAAAGTTTTTTAACTGATTCATAATCATTGTGTTTTAATGTAAACGCAACAGTTTTATCTGGCATTGTTATTTGCTTTTGAGGTGTAGTTAAAGTTGACTTATCAGCAAAAGCATATCTTGCTGAAAGAGTTGACTTCTCATCTTGTATTTTAAGATTTGCGGCACCGTTAAATTTAAGAACAGGTTGTTGGAAAGAATCTAATGCTCTTAAAAATTCAGGTAAATCATATACACCAAATTCTTGTTCAAAGTCTTCTTCAACTTCTGCTCTTGCCATAATGTTTTTCATTGTTGACATTGTGGCAATGTTTTTTCCTGGCTTAAACAGAATGTTCTGATTAATGTCGGAAAAGTTTCTCAATATAGAGATTGTATTTTCACTTAGTTTCATTTTATTGTTTTCTCCTTATCATAATTTAATAATAGTATAACATAATGTACGGCCTTTAGCAAGTCTTTACGATTGTGACCATCCTTTTTACCATATCTGCACAAATACTTTATTGCATTTGCTTGGCAAAAATCTTGTCCTATACCTAAAGTTTTAAATAAATCTTGTACCTGAAAACCATTATTACCAGCAGAGTAATGTTGGCCATAAGTAGATTTAATATAGTCTAGGATTTCTTTACAGATTTTATCTTCATTATATTTCATAATATTGATTCTATTATATCAAAAAAATATTAATTTGTCAACTAGTCAGCAAACCAATTTAAATAAACTAACCAAGGCACTAATATAGGGTAAACTATATGTTCCACAATCTCATAAAATACTAAAAATGTTAATAATATTGTCCACCATTTGGATGATGTAGCTTTCTTTGACACATAACCAAATAACTTGGAATGCGTTTGTCCTATCTTTGCAATAATTTTATTCATAGTATTATTTATGGACTTTTACCAATTGTTTGTAGATTTAACTGATATGTGTTGTAGAACCTTGTTTTTATTAGATCCTTTTTTAATGACATATCCAGTTGTACCATTTCCATTTATTTCAACTTCTTTTCTAGCCGCAAACAAAACTTTATCTGTAGCAGATTTTTTTTGCTTGTTGCTGTAAGATTTAAGTAAATGAGTAAATCGTGTTGTCATACACCCTCCTTTTTATGTTTAAGTTAGGTGCGTTCCTTCGGCAATGCCTACTTCCGTCCTTTTGGGATGAACGATATAAGTATTTATATCTGGTATGTGTTTAAAACATACCAGATATGTATTAAATAAGAAACAATAATAATCCTATTAAGATTACACTAGGTAAAGCACTTAATAGTATTACATTATTTTTCTTTACTTTCTTTATACCGTAAGTGATTGTTTTCCACTCACAATAATTGTATGGCCACATATTACTTAGATTGTCCGTTCAATTGTGGAAAGAAAGCCTTAACAGTATTTTGGTATGCTTCTGCAAAAGGTTTACTATTTTTTAAACCTTCTTCATAAAGTTTTTGACCAAAACCTTGTATGTCTTTTAAAGAGTCACCATTAGTTACAAAGTCATTGAATTTTTTAGCAGTTGCAATAATATCGTCTGCCGATACTGTTGGTGCTTTAAATTCAGTAACTACTTGGTCACCGTCTTTTCTGATTGAGTATTCGTGCTCTTGCACTTTTACTTGATAATTAAACTCAACTAAAGATTTAGCTAAGCCTAATAGATCGCTTCTTATTTCATAAGCGTTTTTTGCTGTTGTTGCCATAATATACCTCCTTTGTGTGTTTGTGTGTATATAGCATTGTTATTTATAAAGTGGCGACTATTAAAGCCGCCACTCTCTAGTATCTAATTACTTAATCTCAATTGATTTAAGTTTTTTAGACTCAGGTATAATTTTCTCCATTGATATTCTCAATAGACCGTCTTTCAATTCAGCGCCTTTGACTTCAACATCATCAGCAATAGTAAATGATCTTTTGAAATATCTTTTAGAGATACCTTTATGTATTACTTCACCATCTTCATCTTTAGTATTAGATTTTTCTTCTACTTTAGACTCGATAGTTAGTAAACCGTTTTCTACGTTAACATTAATATCTTTTTTGTTAAAGCCTGCAAGCGCAACCTCAATGTCGTACTTGTTCTTACCAGCCTTTACGATATTATATGGTGGGTAGTTGACCGTTGGTGCTCTGAAAAATTCATCATCAAACATTGACTCAAAGTGGTCAAAGATTGAATCAAAACCTACAGACACAGGTCTTAATTGATTAAAAATAGAAAGTGCTTTATTTGTCATATATTTCCTCCTTTTAAAGCAAGTTAATATTAAGAGCCCATTATGGCGCTCTTGTTTAATATATAAGTACGTTTTTTAAAATTGCAAGTAGCACATTTTGACGCACCTATAAAATGGTAGTTTCATTTTGTCACGGAGTTAAACTACCAAACATCACCGTATTTTAAGTGGGTAGTTTTTGATTAAATAAATCAAGGCACTACCCTAACCTATCTACGCCTCTACAAGACTTACGAATTGCTTGTAGTAATAATATATATATCAGACACAAACGGCATAGAAACTTTAAATTTTTTTTACTTTTTTACCTTTTACAATTACAATACCATTCATAGCGTCACGCTCTCTTTGTATTTTTGCAATCATTTTTTTAGCCGTTTTTATTTTTTCACGTCTTTTAAAAGATGGCTTTTGATAGTATTGTTTGTCTCTTAATGTTGTAATTATTTTTTCTTTCATAACTTTACGTTTTAATACACGCATAGCCTTTTCAACATTACCATTTCTTACATCAACAGTTATAGTCAAGTGTCATTACCTCCTTCATTCTT